TGCTGCTTCTGGCCAGCATTGGTCGAACTGGGCCTCTCGGAGTTTGTTTTTGAACTGAGCTTCGAGGCCCTCCCGTGCGTGGCGGGCAGTCAGGTCGACCCCATGTAGGCGGATAAACCGGATACCGTCCGCAAGATCACAGATTTTGATCAGGAGGGCGGTGGCGTGGCTGATCCCGACTGTGAAGATAGGATGGGTAACGCTCTCTTCCAGATCATCTAACCCAGTCAAGTGCTTCTTGGTGTGGGTCGGGATATCGCCCGTGAACGCTTCCGGGATATCATGGACCAGAGCAGCTGTGGCGACAACGGCGGCGGTATCGAACAGGAAGATAGGTGAAGTCGCGGCAATCATCATTGCCAACAAGGCCACATTCGCGCTGTGCTCGGCCAACGTTTGTTGCCGGGTGGTGTCGATCATGTGCCAGCGCTTGACTGCGTGGATACGCATAACAGTTTCCACGGCATGACGCTCGTCCCCGTATGCCAAATGCAGGTGGGGATTAGGGTTATTGTTCAACATGTTGATTTACTCCATGTTCGTTAGTGGTCCATTTACGGGCATCGTTGATAGCCATCTTCTTGAGGATGGCTTGCTCGATCTGGATGCCTTGGCGGCTACCGTAATCGAGAAGCATGATCAGCAAGTCAGCCAGTTCATCGGCCTTTTTGGCCGGGGTATTAGCATCGATCAGTTCGGATGTCTCATGGTAGATCTTGAGGAACATCGAAGTGTCGGGACGGTTCGGGAAGAGGCAATTAGCCTGCTGCTCGATCTGGGAGGCGAGGGTATCAATTCGCATGGCTTGGGACTCCTGCGGCGGCAACCGCCAAGTGAAATGGGAAGACCCGGTTATAGTGGCCGTGATAGCCGTTAATTTCCGGGTTAATGTCAGTAAGGAACAGGATAGTCCCGTCCTTGAATTCATCGACCTGCTTCTTGGAGAGCGGGAAGGGGTCGAAGTCATCAGCGATAACAACCGATTCACAGCAGAAATAGCTGCGGAGTTCATCCACAGTCTTCTTACTGATCTCGGGCGGTACGTCATGAACGATGATGCTCATGGCAGGATCGCTGGCCGCTTCGGATCTGGGATAGCGACAATATCGGCGTCGTCGGCCCCGTACCCGATCCATGCTACCCGGGGGGCGTTCCAGTTCAGCGGCCCCGGCTCTTCGATTTTGGCCACGATGTCACGCAATTCCGCGCCCGAGGCACAGTAATTGGCGAAGTTCAGGAAAATACGGGTATCCCAATAGCCGCCGCAATGGAACAGCGCTTCTTGGATCTGTTTCTGGCTGAACGTGAAAATCCGGCGCTTGAGCTTGGTGACCGTGGTCAACTCGGCGGCGATAGTTCCGTTATTGATCTGATCCCAGTCCAATTCGACTTGGTCCGGGTAGTTCGGGCCGCTGGAGCCATCACGGTTATTAACCCGGATCGGGTAAGTGCGGGCGGTGCCGATCACATGAACGTAAGAAGCCCAGCGGTAAGGCACGCCACAATCGGCCAAGATCTGCCATGGGGTCACGTCCCGGCTGGTGGTGTAAGGGTACTGACCGTGATACAACGACAGGCTGAATCCCTGCGCGCCTTCGATAAGTACGTTCTCGGCGTCAAGCAACGCCTGCCGGTATTCTTCTTCGGTGACCACGTATTGTTCAAAGGCGGTCCCTTTCCAGCGAACAGCGACTGTATTGGCGTACTCGGGGTCGCGCTTGATGCGTTCGATCATAGCGGCCCCGACGCCTTTCGTGGTGCTGCCGATCTTCGACATGCCCATTTCCCGTTCCTGTTCAGCGTGGTAGCCTTCGACCACAGCAGCTTGGGGATGGATCATCAGACGCTTACCGGCGAGGCGTTCCTTGTTTTGTTCAAGTTCATGGAGCAGGGTTGCCATGTGGATCAGCGAACCCGGCCCGAGCAAGATATTCTTGACGGTCTTGGAGACAACGGCGGCGGTCGGCAATTGTTGGGTCATCACGTGGATGCCCTCTTCCTTGTCGATGTACGTGTGGCCCGCATTGGTAGCAAAGGCGCAGATAACGGTATCGTAATCGCCCCGCTTGGCCAGATAACCGGCAATCAGGCCCTTGCCTGTGCTGCCGTACTGGAAGTCCATTACTAAGTCGACTTTATGGGTCATGACATTTCCTTGATAGGGCCGAAGCCCCGTTGATTAAAGTACGATTACCCAGTCTTCGGCCATCGCATCGGATTGGGACGGTGCCCAGCCCATCATGATTTGGCCCTGAGCGTTTTTCAGGATGAAGTACGGCAGGACCACCGCTGTACCACCATTGGTCAGAGCGAACGCATTGGTGTGCGGGTTCCAGAATTGATCCGCAGGCAAAGCCGGATTACCTTCGGCCCAGCAAATCCACTGGCCGTTACCATTCCAGCCGACGCGGGCCACTTTCTTGCCGGACTTCATCGCATCCAGCGCCAGCCCGAAGGTCATGTTGGTGAAGTTACGGTAGGCGTTGTCGAATTGTTCTTTGGGCGACCAGCTACCCGTCCACGTTCTGATCCTCGCCCTCCGGAGGCGTCCAACCGCGATATCCGTTGTACGCTGCGCGGCTCATAGCGATCGCCAACACCACCTTGGTGCCGATGAAAGTACTCATGTTCATATTGTGTCGCATGTGTTACCCCTTAGAAGCTTCATACCAATTGATTCCAAAGTCACCAGAGGCGGTAATTGGCACCCGCATCTGGATCACACTATCTTCCGAATTAAAGTTAGTGTATTCTTGCATGAGGAGGCGTTTGACCTCCTCATCTTGTTTCATACTGATCCCGGCCTCGTCGTGACAAGACATCAACAGACGGGCAGGGAGGTCATGCTTACGAATAGCGCTGTCGATTGCGATCAGGCCGTATTTATGGAGGTCAGCTGCGTACGCTTGGTAGAGCAAACCTGCTGCCTTGTGAGCGCCGGTCGGGAAGCGCAGACGACGACCAATGGCTGTGCGAACATACCCTGTGGATTTGGCGACCGCTTCGGCCTTCTTCATGAACTCCTTGACGCCGGGGAGCTTCTTGTGGTACAGTTCGAAGATGTCTTTGGCTTCCTGCCCGGGGAGATACGCCATCTTCTTGCGGAACTCGGTGATTTCATACGGCATCCCCATCATGAACGCCAGCTTTCCGGCACCGGCACCAAAGGCCAGCCCGAGATTAATCTGCTTCGTGTTCGGTGCGCCAGCATAGGCGGCGTTCCGGGGGATGCCAGTCATATCACTAACGATTTGATGGTAATCCAACGTCGGATCATCACCATAGGCTGCGATAATAGCTTGGTCATTGATGAGATGCGCAGCGCATCGAAAGTCAACTTGACTGTAATCGGTACATAGCCAATCATCACCTTCATCGGGGAGGAACATGGCCCGTAGAATGGCGGCGTTGGCTTTGTCTCGCTTGGTAATTTGCTGGAGAGCGGGATCAACCGACGAAAGGCGACCGGTGATCGTCCCCGCGTCCGCATCGTTGCGTGTTTGGTTGAACTGGGTGTGGACGTACCCTTCCCCATCAGCACTTCCAATAACATGGCCTCGGATGAAAGTATCCCGTAACTTGATGGTCTTACGAAGATCTTGTATCTTCTTAGCCATGGGGTGCTTGATTTCCCGCATAACGTGTTGGTCAAGCGACGGCCCTTTACCGCCCTTTGTCGGGCCAACAAGAGTTCCGTCGATGAGTCGCCATTGATAGGTGCTGATCGGCTCTGGTTTGAAGAAAGCACGGACTTGAGGGGTACTGTTAACATTGAACTTGCCTCCTGCGATTTCGTTGATTTCCTTCTGGAGGATTTCCTCCTTCTCGTCCAACAGGGGGATTGCCCTGTGTGCGGCTTCCAAGTCGACCCGGATACCGGTCCAAGACATGTCCGCCAAGACAGGGAGCAGCTGACCTTCGAGCGAGGATACCTGCTGCAGGCCCTGCTCGATTATCAGAGGCTGCTGTGCGTAGTAGATTGAGAGCGCGTCGGAGGCGTCGGAGGCACCGTATCGGGCCACCATAGCAGGCGGGACCTCGGAGAGGCGCTCTAGTACCTCGCGTACAGTCCCCCAGCCCATCGCGACCCGGATCGACTCCAGTATGGCGACCTTTTCGGACTCCACGCCCCTATAACGGCAGATCGAGGCAAGGTCATAGGTCAAGTGGTGCTCATCAATCAGGCACTCGTTGACCATGGTGCAGTACCATTCAATGCTGCGGGGATCGATCCCAAGTACCTGCGTACATTGGTAATCATACTGCGCATTCTGTGCGACTGCTTTACGGCCCGGAAGCATGTCACGGAGCCAGTTAACAACGTTGGGAGTGTGACGGATATCCCAGTACCAAGAGTGGATTCCACCGGTCGTAATCTGTTGGAACTTCTCATTGGCTTCGAAGGGCCGGTCATCGCGCAGGGCAGACGGCAAGATACGTAATGGCTCACCGGCAGCGACGGCCACGCCAAATACACGGAAGTCCGGATCCCAATACTTCAACCCGGTGGTTTCATAGTCGAGGCCGATTAACTCGCCTCGGGGGATATTGGGGAAATCCATTACTCTTGATCCAGTGCGGATTCACCGTCCATCACGATCTTGTGAATCGCAACACGCTGTTCGCGATTCTGCGTCTTCACGTACTTACACACTTCAACTGCCGCAATCCACTTATCCGATAGCTTAAAGTCCCAAACCAGCAGGACATTTATATCGTTCTTACGGAGCGAGCGGAAATCGCCGGGACCGTAATTCTCAGCATCCAGTACTTCTTGTTCGAGGAAGCCGGTAGACTTAAGGTAATCAGCCACCGTGTCTGTGTGGTGCGTAGCAAATACGGTCACCATGACATCAACGTCATTGCCCTCGCCTTGGATCTCGCAGGACCCGACCAACCGGCATGTAGGGCCGAAGAAGCCAAACTTCCGATTCAGATCTGCTTGCAGTCCTGCCATTTGGAGGATAGCGTGATCCCGTTGGATCGGGAATGAACGGATAGTCACAAGCGGGAATTCCATGATTATTCTCCTATTATCTATCAAAAACCGGGGCCGAAGCCCCGGCCTGTTACTTAGATTTCGCCGCGAGTGTTGGAGTCGGTGCCTTGGACAGCGTCATCCGAAACACCGGAACCGTGGTTCGCGGTCACTTCGCCCGAACGGAACGACGTGTAAACGCGCTCAGCTTCTTCGTAGACGGCCTTCGGCGGGAAGCCTGCGGGCTGGATCACGAAGTTTTTGAACTTCTTGCCTTGCTTGTTTTCGTCGGTGAACGCCGAGATCTTATAGACGCGACCGAAACGGTCACCGCCCGCGATCTGGATCATGGCGTTCCACTTACGGGATACTTTGGACTTCGACTTCGCCATCGAAATGACGATTTGCTCGGTAACGCCGTCTTCGGTGATACGCATACCGTAATGGACCGGGGTATCGACGATTTCGACTGCTGGTTTGCCTTCTTTTGAGCGGCCAGCCAGTGACGGATCATCTTCCACCACTTGACGCAGGCGCTCTTCTGCCTGCTCTTGGGTCGGGTAGCTGCCGAAGAAGCCGCCGCCCAGATCTTGGTCCTTCCAGATCAGCCATTCCACCCGGAAGTAAATCGGGACGAAATAGACCAAATCGCCGTACAGTTCTTGCGTAACGCTGTTGAACAGCATACCTTCGCGGGCCTCGTCGTTCTCGTCCTTGATCGGGCTTTGGGCCTGAACCAATTCCAAGCGCGGGAGGACCATATCGGAGGATTTAACTTCTTCCGAGCCGCGACCGCCGTCCTTCTTGATGTAGTCTGGAACCGAATCTTGTGCGAAAGCCGTGACTGCGCCTGCGTTCTGGACTTTGGTCGACACTTCGTTTGCTGCTGGTTTCTTCGTTGCCATGATTTATTTCCTATTAAGACGCTGGGAGATTAACTGAGTCGCTGCGCGTCGTACAGGGGGACTCAGGTTGGTAAAGTGACGAGGACCGCCACAATTCTTGCAAAACTTGATACTGGTGTTACGGGTCCGGCACCATTCGCACGCCGGCCCGAGCCGGGCATTTGCCTCAGCTAAAGCGATAATCAAGCCGATGGGAATGAAGAACATGACCTAGAACGCCGCGATACGTTCGTCGAGGACGATGCGATACTGGACCATAATATCCGATTGCCGGGACAGACACTCCTTCTCGGCTTGGGACAGGCCAGCAAAAGTCTCGGAGCCGAGGAACGTAGAAAGGGCACTGGCGCGGCCCGCGATCTCAGCCCGCTCTTCGATAACCCGCTGTTGGTGCGGCTGGAATTCGGTGGGACCGGGTTTCGGCATGTCCAACGCGGAGCGTACGAAACAGTCCTTGGCTTCCAACAACTTGCGCATGCCCGCCGATTTCTCGGGGCCATCCGGTAACATGACCTCCATGCGGGTCGCCAGATGCCCAATCGGGGCGCTAACTGCCTGCAAATGCGGAGGCAGGTGAGCAAAGGCGAAATATTTCGCAGTAGTAGACGGCATTATTCTTCTCCAAATAAGTCAAGCTGGGTATCGGGCCACATGGCCCCCTTCTTTGCGTTCGGCAGCCAGTGGACGATCCGCAAATTCTTCTCAACATGAAGACCGCACACCAGCGGATTGATCTTCGGAATGATGTGGTCAACAACATAAAGCTCGCCCATCCAGCGCGTCAGGCGCTTGGCTTTGGCGTAGATCAGATTGATCGCCTTCTTATCAGCCCAAGGCGGGGTCGCACGGCGGGTCTACAGCCTGTGGACGTAACCTTCTTTCCCTTTAGGGCGAGCGAGTGGTCGCACGATCCGAGGGATGAACAGGGGGCCAGCATGCCAGCCATCAGAAAGGGCAAGGTTCATTTGGTCCGATCTTTCTGCCGAGGGCGTCAAGGGGGAGCAGGTCAAAGAGTTCAGACTCCTTGCATCCTGCTCGTAACAGGTTGTTGCGTGGCCCCTCTGGATTCTGCAAGCAGAGGGGATGGGATGTCTTGTGGCGGACCGAGCGAACCCGGCCCATTACACTACCACAGTCGCAAAGTTCGCGCTTGTCGATAGCTTGGTGCTCAATACGCCACCCCGCCCGCTTTTTGCAGACATCACATGCTGGGCCTTTGCCTTTGTAGTCGAAGGGGTGAGTCTTCGACTTGCGACGGTGGCGGCACGATCCGTTACAGCAGCGGACGGGGTAGACGTTACTCATTACTCGCTCTTACCACTATAAAAGATCCGGCGACCGATCCAGCTGAGCAAGAAGGCACAGGCCACGAAGAACCAGAACCCGGGTCGCACGAGATTCGCCGGACCAGTGACCCAGATTTGCGGTACAACGTAGCACCAGAGTTGCCACGCCAGCCAATAACAGCCAAGGATCACAGCGATGATAAATATCACACCAATAAACCATCCGAGGAATTTCATGATCAGACCTTTACAATCGAGGCGCGCACGAACGGTGTGATGTTCATGAATTCCGGCGTTTCGGTGCCTTCGGTGATCAGACGACGCATCAAGGCTTTCATGGACCCGGAATTGTACGATTCGCTGATCATTTCCTCGTACCCGCAGTCGCGGAGCCATTCCATGGCCTCAGCTTTACGACCTTTTGCGGTCGAGCAGTAGAGGTCCGGAGCAGTCTGAACTCGCCCAATCCCCTGAAAGGTCGTGGTCTTGACTTGGAGCGCCTCCATCATGTCCGGGATCTTCTTGAGGCGCAGGTGGTCGAGCGGGATCTTGACTTCCGCTGCCTGTGCTTTCAAATCCAGCGCCTTAAGCTGCAGCGTCTTCATTTCAACACAGAGTTCGCGCAGAGTGTTCAGATCGCCGGTGACCGGGACGTCATCTTCGACCGCATCCCAAGGCAGGATCTCGGCCCGCTGCAAAGTGCGCAGCAACAGGATCGAGGTTTCGATTGTCTCGGCGAGGTCGAAGTATTGAGCATCGCGCAGTTCGCCGATGGCCGAGTCGAGGTCAGCTAGGTTGGATTCCAGCAGATTGCCGGTGACGACGGCCTTCATTACTTCTGCTCCTGCCCGGCAGCATGGGCAGCGCACTGGGCTTTGTTTTCAGGAGGCGGGGCCTTTGGTTCCGGATCTTTAAACAGGTCTTCGACATTGACACGCCGGATCGAAAGGCCCTTGGTCAACATATCTTTCATCATCGCGCCGATTTCGGATTCGATCTTATGGACTGGGTCCACCTTCTTCGCCAAAAGGTCACCCAACATTTGGGCCAAGCTAGGCTCCTTCTTTGGCTCGGAAACACGGCCAGCCAGAACCGCCAGCAAAGCTGCCACCGGATCACCATTACTGCGCTCAGCGTCGTCGACCATCACGGCAATTTTAAAGGTCTTTTCCATGTCGAGCAAGAAATCATGTTGAGCGACCAGAGTCATTCCTTTGCTCGTGATTTCTTCGGACTTCTGGAGGTTTCCAGCGGCTATTGCCGCGAAACTATCAACCATCGATTGCTGGCCGAGTTCATCGACTTGACCAAGAGCGACCTGAATCGCAGCGAGGACTGGGGAGTAAATTTTAGACATACTATTTCCTATCAGGGTGGGTTAGTATTGCAGGAGATTGAGGACACGGTAGTGATTGTCCTCACGACGCCATACCAGAAAGCGTGGCGTTTTATTCACACGGCCCAGAGCAAAGCCCATTGCGAAGATGGCAGCCGGTTGGCCCGTGGTAATGATGTAATCCGTTTCCGGATCATACTGCTCGACGAAGCTCTGAACGTCATCACACCAGACGTTACGAACGGTCGAATCCGAGTGAAAAGGCAGATCAGTCCGGGTGATGAACTTCAACTGCCCATACGCTTCGGCGGGGGAGTAATCCATCGCCGTGACGCCGACTCCGGTGCGAGTGACCTGCTCTTTGCAGGCCCAGACTGTTGCCTTTTTCATTTTATATCCTATTAGCTATTGTGTTCGGGAGTCGCTGCCTGATGCTTCCGACCTTACTATTCCGGACGGGAACCGGGGGAAAGGCCATGTGGTAGCTCGGCAGCGACCAGACTCTAGTGTACCACGTCGCGATGCCTCCCGTCAACCCTCAAGCTCTATATTGTCGAGCGGGATTCCCTGCTTGAGGCGTGTCATGATATACTCTTCAATACTCATCTTCTCGCCCATCGCGGCCAACATGAGTTCGTCCACGGTCTTTTCCATCACCATGTCGACCACCACAACGGAGTTATTCTGACCAATTCGGTGCGCCCGGTCTTCTGACTGTGCTCGGTCGATATAGGCGTTGGTGCCCGAATAGTAGATCATCACGTCGTTCATGCCGGAAATCAATGTCAGGCCCAAGCCAGCCGTTTGCATGTTGGCCACGAAGAAGCGCATATTCGGATCGTTGCAGTAGGCATCCTCGACCGCCGACCGCTCTGACTTCTCGGTCTTGCCGTAATACTTGAGCGCAGAGCCGGGACCATACTTCTCGATCAGCTTCTCATGAATGTACTCGATCTCGTGCACGAACGGGGACCAGATGATGAACTTGGAACCATGGAAGTTATCCGCCACTAACTCGAAGAACGAATCCATCTTCGGATTGTCCTTGAGCGGTTCCAGCGTGACCAGTTCCGTCACCGGGTCCTGACGTGGCAACCATCCGCCGACCACTTGTCGCCAGCGTAAGACGCGCTCAAGTACGTTATCTACTTTAATCAGAGGCGAATTCTCGTCGGCCCCGTATCCGCGCTTGATATCCTTCAACAGTTTCTTCTGCTCGGCGGTCGCGGTCACATAGCGGACCTTCATCACCTTCGGCGGGAGATTGAGCACATCCTTGCCGACTTCAACCGTATATGGCTCGATCAACTTCATCAACTCTTCCACGTTCTGGTAGCCGACGATCTGCTTTTGTTCATAACCGCCCATCGTCACGTATCGTGTCTTGAAGGACCAGTAATCTCCGCTTCCGATGATGTTGGGGTCGAGAAATTCGTACTGGGACCAGAGGTCTTCCATTCCGACGGCGATAGGAGTGCCGTTAAGGATAATCTTGTACTTAGCGTGGCAGCTAAGCTCGATGGCTCGTTTGGTTCGAATTGCAGAGGGGTTCTTGATCCGGGAGGATTCATCATTGATGACCATGATATTCCGTCCAATGAAGAATCCACAGACACTATCGAAAAGGGAAGGTGAGACTCCCAGTCCCTCGACGCTGACGGCAAGGATTTGAAGGACGCCACTTCGTCGATTATTAGGGTCGCAGAATGCCTTGTACCAGCTGGCTTTGGTTTCATGGATGCGGTAATCGATTTCCACAGTTGCGTACTTTTCCAACTCCTTCCGCCACGTAGACCGTAAAGTACTTGGACAGATGATGACGACTGAGTCGATAAGACCAGCTTTAAATCGGGCACAGGCCAGATGTACGGCAGCAAACGTTTTTCCGGTTCCCATCTTGGCAAACCATGCGGCGGCAGGAAGATTCCATACCTTGTCCAGCATTCGGCACTGATGGAGCATGGGATCAAATCCAGTGGCGGATTGTTTGAAATCGTAAAGATGGTAGGGGAATGGGATATAAACAGGCCCGCTCGTGAGTTGCGCATAGTCTTTGATCGCCGCCTGCGCGGCCTCCGTAATAACGTAGTCGATGATGTGCTTCGAGCCGTTCAGGTGCTCGATGTTCCCCCGGGTGAGAGGCATGCGCCACGTCTTGGACTTCGGGTCGAACTTCCGGGCCGGGAAATTCCGCATCGCATCCGCCAGAAAGAACGGACAGGTCATCTTGAGGCGGCGCGTCTTGGGGTCGTAATCGACCTTAACTTGATTGTTCACTGGATAGTCCCCCGGGCCGTCAGGTCGACACGCTCGCCAGATACCAGCCCTGCGGCGACGAGGTACTCTCCTGCTGCTTTTTCGATAGCGACCTGCAGACCCCCGAGCAGTTCTATCGGCAGCGGCCAGACCCTGAAAGTGAGCCGAGCGATGCGGGCGTCTTCTAACGCGTGTTCAGCAACGGTCTGCATCTGCACGCCTTCTGGTGTGGTGTTCATTTCGTTATCTCCTCATCCCGCAAGCGGGTTAACAGGTACATCAGGTTCTCGTATTTCAGGAAAATCGGGTCCGGCAACGTCTGGAGCAGGGCGTTGACCGTAGCGCGCTTACCAGCCTCCATACCGCCGTGATGACCTTCGCGACGCCCCACAGCGCGACCTTGGGACCAGCCGATGAAATGGACTGCTGCCAGACCGACGAGGGCGAGTAATATGTAGAGGGCCAACATTAGAATGGCTCCGGTGCCGGTGCGGGCGCAGGTAATTCAACACGGGTCACGTCTTTCATGTTCTGCTCCATGTCTTCGCGATCCTTCTTTTCGCGTTCGCCTTGCTCTTGGATTTCCTTACGGGTACGCAGGCCGTCTAACTTACGGAGGCTAATGAACTTCAATGCGGGCAAGCTCTGGTCTTCGGCGAGGCAAAATTCCGCGTCCGTATATTCCCGGACCGAATACAGGTAATTATCCAGCTGCACCGCCTTGCTCATGATGGCCATGAGTTCAAGCGCCGATTGGGAGTCCTCGATTGCGAATTCGGAACCGCCGATATTGATTACTGCGATGTTTGGTGCGAGTGCCATGATTCCTGCTCCTTAGGTTGATTTTCAAGCCGCATCTGCTGCTTTGCTCGTTCGATTCGGGCCAGAACCCGGTGCGCCGGGTCCATCTTCGCGATTTCCTTCTTGAACTCCTTTTCGGTCATTTCCGCAAAGCTCACGGGCACTCCGTGTGAATGTAGAGCAGGAAGGATATACCGCACTTAGTACAGGAGCCGTCAATGTCGGTGCCGCGATCCGACTCGGGCCAATCGTGTTCGCACTTGGCGATCTTCGCGAGGGGACGAGCAAGCGTGTGAATGGCCACCGTAGGACGGCGGCGGATTTCCCCAACGTGGTCGGCGGCATCGAAGTCCTCGCCCGTGAAATGAGAGTGGGTCATTTGAATCCTCCAGTCAAGGCCACCCGGACACGCTTGTACCATGGTAGAGCATTGAATTTTTGAATCGCCCCCTGTGCCGCATGGGCTAATGTTTCCGCATCCGATTGTTTCTGATAAGCTTTACGCAACGCTTCTTCGTAAGGCAAATTCAGGATGGCGTGCAGTTCAGGCGCGATAATAATGTAGTCGCTTTGGACTGCTCCTCCGCGCTTAACAATATGAATGTGATGAACTGGCATGCGATCGATCTTGACGGTGTCCGACATTAGTGTCAGAAAGTTACCGTCATAAGCACGGAGCGGCGGAAAGCGAGCCATTTCGAAATACTCGCCCGATACTTGTACTGGAATTGATTCCAGTGTATATAACGTAGCTTGAGTTCTCATTTGGTCGACTCCTTGATGATTACGCGGGCGTCCTTGAAGTGCACAATGTTCACGTACCCAGCAGGCTCGCGGCTCTTGAAGCACTTATCGGCTTCCCACTTACCGAGGTAAGGCACCTCTTCACCAACCATCCGTGAATACCAGAGCATTGGATCAGTGCAGCCTGTGATCAGTAACACGCGTTTGCACGTTACGAGCAGGTCACCGTCTGAGTACACAGGAGGCAGCTTGAGCGTCACCGGAGGGCTGTCGACATCGATATCACGGCTCACGCCCATGGGACTGGCCACGAGAGGCGCGGCAGTACCAGCGCTGCAGTCCTCGGTACGTCCGTCGACAGTCTGGAGAGGTCGAGCACGGCTGATTGCCCAGCACATGGCCCCAACTCCAGCAAAATAGATACACGCGATAGCTATTGCTAACTGTATGTTGTTCATTTTATATCCTATTAGACTATGGGTACTTCATAAAAATCGAGGGCCGAAGCCCCCGATTCCGTCTTACAACGCCGTTTTACGCGGCGGCGGTTTCCACCGGCTTTGCTGCTTCTTTCGCGACCGGCTTGGCAGCGGCTGCTGCTTCCTTGTCGGCCTTCGCTTTTGCGGCCTTGGCGACTTTCTCGGCCTTGGCTGCTGCCTTTTCTTCGGCGCTGACGGCTGGCGTCACGGTGATCTTGTTGCGCACGATGTAGTCGGTGATGGCCGCAATGGTCAGCGTTTCTTTCTTGATTGCGCCGCGCATGCGGTTGCGCAGGTTCATCGACTGTTGACCGACGTTCAGGGCGGTGTACGGATTGTCTTCGATCTTGAGGACATCCAGACCAACGCGAATCACGTCAGTGGCGCTGACGCCATCGAGCGCTTGTGCCAGTTCATCATTGGAACGCAGCTGGCCAGTAGCACCGACGACGTAAACGCCCTGCTTGACGCGATCGGCCAGCGCCAGCATCGAGCCGGTGTAGTTCTTGCCGTCAGCAGCCAGTGCCGCGATGCGTGCTTCGCGTTCGGCTTTCTTGGTTGCGCGTTCGGCTGCTTTCGCGTCTTGATCAACTTTCTTGGCTGCTGCCTTGTCGGCCTTGATCTTGTCCTTTTCAGCTCTGGCGGCGGCGTCGCGTTCGGATGCTTCTTTCTTGGCTTTCGCGATAACAGCTGCGTCGCCTTCGATTGGCGGATTGGCGGTCACGGTGCCGCCCGTTTTCGGTTCTTGGAAGCCCTTCGGGGTGTCGGTCGCGGGGGCCTTGGCGGCTTTAGGGGCGACGGCTGCGCCGGTCGATTGGGCGGATGCTGGTTTTGCTTTGGCCATGATAGGCTCCTTCAATGAATTAGCCCAGATGGGCGGGTGGGTCTCAAACGAGAACCCCGATTAAAACACGCGACGGGAGTGCTTGTCAACCCATCGCGTGCGCACGTTCATATCACATTACTTTCGTGACTGGAGCGTAAGCTGGGCTGAACCCGGGCCGGGGGGTGACCGTAATCTCACCTGACTTGGTGTCAATCATCGTGGTTTCGAGGTCGGTCAATACTTGCACGCGATGGTCATCTTCACCAGTGCAAACCATCGCGACTGGACGATCTTTGGTATCAAGAATACCCGCCGAAACCAACTCTTGGCGGAACCGGGCGTCTGCCTTCTTATCCCCGGGTTCACTAATCAACCACATGCGCGCGCCCCGGACCGCCCAGTAAGTGCGCTCATCACAGATTTCGTAATCGCATCCGACTTGCTTCTGATCCGCCACACGTTGGATATGTGCGAGGGTCTTGGCTGGGTCACCTTTGACATCCGGGCAGCTGTAAAAGCTCAACTCGGTCATACCGGACTCAGGGCGTGGCGTGATTTTCATACGTAAGATCTTCATTACTTGGCTCCTATTGACTATTTGTTCCACGTGGAACGCCGGGCAAGATACCCGTCCGAATCCCCGCACTTGGCAGAGGCTCGGGCTGGGACCTTAGTAATCGCACTCGCCGGGACGCAGGGTCCAGCTTGCTTCGAGGTCAGCCCAGTGCTGCGCGATTTCTTCGGGGGATGCCAGAGGCTCGATGACCTCAACTTCTAATTCTTCGACAAACATAGTGTTCTCCTGATTGGTGGGTCGCGCCCCCGTGATGGCGGGCCGGTTTGCTCGTCTTATTTCTTGGCTTTGGCGGCGCGGGTCTTGGCTGGCTTCGCGGGGGCCTTCGGAGCCTCTTCCTTGACTTCGGGCGCTGGTGCCGGGGCAGGGGTAGCCGTCTTGACCGGACGGCCCTCGATGACCACTTCGACGGCCTCGCGCAGCACACCCATCCCGATTTCACCGCGTTTGAGTTGGCCGCGCAGCTTGTTCCGCAGGTTCATGCTCTGCTGGCCGATGTTCAAGTTCAGATAAGGGTTGGCGATGTCCATCGCGATCATGCACGCCTTGATGACTTCGGTTGGCTCCAGCGCGCCGAGGGTTTGGGCCACTTCATCACCGCAGCTTGGCTGGCCGTTTGCTGCTTTGGTGTACTTGCCTGCCTTGACGCGGTCGCGCAGCGCCTTCATCGGGCCTTGGTAGCCGGTCGGTGCTGGGGCACCGTCCTCGTCCTTGGAGTTTATGAAGGTCGTGATCGCGGCGGCGTTAGATTTGTCCTGCTCGGCGATGAGCTTGCTGATGGTCAGGTTCGAAGGCTTGTGATCGACTTGCGGCTGGGCTGCAATCTGCTGGGCAACGTCGGCCTTGATGCGCTTGGCGCTGGCTGCAGATTTGCGCTGGGCTGCGGTTGGCTTGGCTGGGACCTGCTGGACTTCAACAGCTGGAGCGGCGATCAGATTCAGGACAGCGTCCAGTTTGGCTTGGGCGGTGGCTGCTTTGGTGGTGGTCGATTTCATGGTATGGCTCCTATTGGCTATGGGGTGGGCGGGATGCCCCGGTGTGCTGTTTGGCACCACCGAACCTCTATTAAAACACGGCAGATAGGCAGCACACAAGTATCTCAAATACGATGTTGCACAGACACCACAAGGTCATCGAGACAGGCAGCTTTAAAAATGCGCGACACAGGCGCACGCACGAAAACACAGGCGAGAGTCGCTGTCAAGCGTCACGTGATGTGATTCATATCGGAGAGGCAGCGCGCAGGCGTCTGATTGGACAGGTCTCCGCCCGGAAAGCTTGACGGGAGGTATCGCCGTTCTCATCACGGAGATTGCGGGCTATATGTGGTCGAGGAGCGTCTCAAAGGTCAGGACGGGCCACTCAAAGTAGGTTGACGAGGCTGTTTCCTTGGAGCATGGACGAGGGCGAGTGGCTGACGTTGCGTGGACACCACAGGGATTGACACGGAGCTTGGACTATGGTAGGTGGACGGCGGGTCAGAGGCCGAGCTTGGAGGTAGGAGGCCCCTCCACCCCACTCCTACTATGAGGAGCGCCTCGCCGATAGTCTCGAGCTATGGACAGTGCTCTGCAAGGGCTTCAGATATGGAGTGGATTCCCCCTGCTCCTACCTCCACTCCTGATAGTCTCCCAGTCGACACTCCACCCCACTCCTACCCCTCCTATATATGAGAGTTTTTCGGAGAGTGTGGGGTCTGAGGGGGTATAGAGACGTGCACACATAGGACATCCGGACCTCCCTGACGGAGTATAGGAGGGGTAGGAGTGGAGGAGGGGGGTATGGTGGCCCTCGGTCCAGTAGGAGAATAAACGTCGGCCCCTCGTCCAAGGTTCCACGTGGAACGATCTTAGGGCCTGCCCATACCCAGCGGAGAGGAACAGGAACAAGAAGGCAAGATTCGTGCCAGATGGTGATGAAAGCAAGAAGCATACCAAGGGAAGGGCCACTGGCCGGGGACTGCAATGCGCGGATGCCACCCCCACCCCTTGGACCGGAGAAAGGGTACTTCTTAATTGGGATCACGCTTCTGTATGCTCCTTTCATTCTTGTTCCTGTAATGGTGGCCCGTGCACCACATACCCCCGTCTATCGCTCCCGCTCCCCAGCGAATATACTCCGGCAATTGGCATATGTACCACGAATGAAATATTGACAGGAAGCATCGCCCGTGCTATACTCCGTATATGGAAACCGACCAAACCACACATTCCCATCTGGACCTTATCACGGCTGAACCCGAGCCACGTCCCTTGGTCGACTTGAACCCTCCCCCAGCCGAAGTGCACGAGTATCCGCCACTTACCCGGGACGAAGAGACGTTTGCGCTCGCCATCATTGAATGTGCAGGTAATATCGCTGCCGCTTATCGAATGGCCTTTCCAGACGAACACGACATGCCGCTTGCTCGGGGCAAGGCTCTGCTCTGCAAGCCCGCTATCGCGCTCAAGATTCGCAGTATTACTGAGGCAGTTCAAGACGCCTCGCTTATTTCAGTCGGCGCGCATTTGGATCAACTGGCCAAGATCCGCGATCTCTCCATCGTTACCGGCCAGTTAAAGACTGCCTTTATGGCGGAACGTAGCCGGGGTGAAGCGGTCGGAATTTATCAGAAGCATGACGCAAACAACAAAGGTGGTGCCAACAACGTCCAGATTAACGTAGTCATGGCGTCGAAGCACGACAAAAACATATGACATTCCTCGCAGGTTTGGCCCTCGGATTTGCCGTTGGTGTTGGCGCTATACTGACTCTCGGCGTTTGCGGCTTCCTCTATCTTATTATGTGGCTCGCTAAGTCATGACATTCAAGCTCACCAAGCGGCAAGAGATCGCCCAAGAAATTCTCTCAGGTGGGGCCACCCACGGCATGCTTTATGGGGGTTCCCGCTCAGGTAAGACGTTCCTGCATGTCCGCAATGTGGTCCTACGCGCGCTCAAGGCGTCCGGGTCCCGGCATGCGATCCTGCGCTTCCGTTTCAATCACATCAAAGCGTCGATCATTCTGGACACGTTCCCGAAGGTCATGAAGCTGTGTTATCCCGGGATCGAGTACCAACTAAGTAAGACGGACTGGTACGCGACTCTCCCTAATGGGAGCCAGATCTGGTTTGGTGGTCTGGACGATAAGGAGCGTACCGAGAAGATTCTGGGCCAAGAGTACGCCACCATGTACCTCAACGAGGCGTCCCAGATCCCTAAGGATTCCCGGGATATGGCGGCAACCCGCCTCGCACAACTTGCGCCGTTGGATGGATGCCCCGGCGAATTCCTCAAGCCACGTATGTTCTACGACTGCAATCCAACGAACAAGATGCACTGGACATACAAGATGTTCATCCAGAAGATCGACCCGGAGACCAAGACCAATCTTCCGCATCCCGAGGATTACGTCCAATGTAAGATGAATCCCGAGGACAACGTCGAGAATCTGTCCTCCAGCTACATGGATACCTTGCGCGCCCTCAGCCCGCGCCTCCGCAAGCGCTTCCTGCTGGGCGAATTTGCTGACGCCACCCCGAACGCCCTGTTTAAGGACGAGATCATCGAAATGTGGCGGGCAACCGGCGATGACGTACCTGAAATGGTGCGCATTGTGGTCGCTGTCGACCCCTCTGGTGCTGATGATACAGGCAATGCGGATAACGACGCTATCGGTATTGTGGTCGCGGGCCTCGGAATTGACGGCAATGCCTATATTCTGGAAGATTGTACGGTTAAGGCGGGTCCGAAGACATGGGGCACGGTGGCCACGAGCGCTTATGACCGCCATGCTGCCGATTGTGTGGTTGGTGAGACCAATTACGGCGGTGCGATGGTCAATTTCGTGATCCAGACGTGCCGTCCCCGGACCCCGTTTAAGACAGTCACAGCCACTCGCGGCAAGCACGTACGGGCGGAACCCTTTTCGGCACTATATGAGTCCGGTAAAGTGCGCCACGTAGGTATCTTCGATGAAATGGAAGAAGAGATTGTCCACTTCTCGACTATCGGCTATGTTGGTACAGGGTCTCCGAACCGGGCTGACGCACTATTTTGGGCGCTCGCTGAATTGTTCCCCGGGATCATCCGGGGCGCGAAGAAGAAGAGCGAAATTGATGAAGATGAAATGGTCCACGAGAGTGGCGCTTGGATGGGGTGAAATAAATGAGATACGGCGAACGAAAATTCGGCAGCGCAACCTGCTTGGTGTCAGCGGCTCTGGGAGTACCTGATAAAATGCGGAAAGATATCCGCGAGATCAGTAAGGTACAGTGCCCGCCCGAGGCTCGGGGTCAAGGCATGGCCACGGCGATGCTCCAAGCTATTTGCAAGGAGGCTGACTCCAAGCGGATGATCCTGATGCTTACGGTTGAGCCGTACGGCGAGGACGCCCCCCTTACTAAGGCCCAGTTACTGGAATGGTACACCACCACTTTTGACTTCAATGTCATTCAACAACAGCCGCTGATCTTGGCGCGCATGTTCAACCCATTTCCCGAATCCGGTCTGACCGAGAAAATCGGCCAAATCATTACCGAGGGCTTTTAAATGAACGAAGACGGCACCCCACAATCAGGCCCGATGATCAACAAGAAGCAGGGGGCGAACTCGAGCGATGATCTGGACGTAATCTCCGAGGTCATGCACCGCTTCGAGTTGTCGACCGCCGCAGACGGGACCAATCACGCCGACGCGCTTGATGATCTCAAGTTCCTGAAAGGGGACCAGTGGCCTGAGAAGCAGCGCAAGAGCCGGGAAGCGGACGGACGTCCATGCCTGACGGTCAACAAGATTCCGACCTTCCTGCAACAGGTCACCAACGATCAACGTCAGAACCGGGCCAATATCAAGGTCACCCCAATCAGCCTCGATGCGTCCGCCAAGACCGCCGAACTGGTGCAAGGTATGATCAAACATATCGAGTATGAATCGTCGGCGGACGCCGCTTACGACACGGCTGTGAACTCGGCGGCGGCGATCGGTTTCGGGTACTTCCGCTTGGTAACCGATTATTGTGCACCGGACTCGTTCGATCAAGAACTCAAGTTCAAGCGCATCCGGAACCCGTTCACCGTATACTTTGACCCGGCCAGTACCGAGCCTGACGGTTCCGACGCCCAGTGGGTCATTATCACGGAAAAGATGACCAAGAAGGAATTCGAGGCTAAATATCCGGATGCCACGGTCACGATCAGCGGCTTCAATGTGAACTCGCCCGGCGACTCCCAGCGCCAGCATTGGGTCTGGCAAGATATGGTCCGGATCGCCGAATATTATCGGATCGAGTTTACCCCCGCTACGCTCTATATGCTGGGTGACGGCACCACAACCACCGAGAAGCCACCAGCCGGGGTCGAAGTCAAGAAGACCCGTGCGACCGTCCTCAAGAAGACCATGTGGCGGCTGATCACGCCTTATGAAGTCATCGAGACCATCGAGATCAAGTGCGACTGGATTCCCGTATTCCCGGTCTACGGCACCGAAATCGACATCGACGGCAAGATTTATCGCGCTGGTCTGATCCGCAACGCTAAAGACCCGGCAATGATGTACAATTTCTGGATGACTTCGGCAACCGAGGAAGTCTCGCTGCGTCCTAAGACCCCGTTCATCGGTGCCGAAGGCTCGTTCGAAGGTCACGAGAAAAAATGGCTCCAAGCGAACAATCGTAGCTTCCCGTATCTTGAATATAAGCCTACGTCGGTCGACGGCCAGCTTGTCCCGCCGCCTTCCCGCCAGCCGATGGCTGACGTTCCGGTCGGGGTATTGTCCATGGCCATGCACGCTTCGGATAATATCAAGCAGACAACTGGTCTGTTCGACAGTTCGCTCGGCGCTGCCGGTAACGCTACCAGCGGTAAGCAGGAATTGGCCCAGCAGAAACAAGGCAATGTCGCTAACTTCCATTACATGGATAACTTTATCCGTACCTTGCGCCACGCGGGCCGTTGCGCCATCAATATGATTCCCCATTATTATGATGGTGAGCGCATGGTGATGACCCGGGGTGAAGACAGCACGGTATCCCAGCACGTCATCAACAAGTGGAATGAAGCCGCACAGGCGTTCGATAACGATCTTTCGGTCGGCAAATACGGCCTCGCTGTCACGCCGGGACCGTCTTACGCCACCATGCGGGCCGAAGCTGCAGATGCTATGGTCCAATTCGGTCAAAGCTGGCCTAAGCTGATGGATATCGCAGGTGATAAGGTCGTGAAGGCCATGAGTTGGCCCGGAGCGGAAGAGATTGCAGAGCGCATTGCCCGGACTATTCCTAAGGAGATCCGTGATGATCCAGAAGACGGACCAGCCCCAATTCCGCCAGAAGCACAGCAGCAGATCGCCCAACTCACTCAACAGTTGGAAGAACTCAAAGTCGAAGCGGACAAAAATCACGCATCTGTTACCAAGTCCCAAATTGCAGCGGAAGCAGCAGTTGAAGCAGCTAAAATTAACGCGGAGGGCCGAAAGGACGTCGAAGAGCTTAGCGGGTTGGTTAAGCTTCTCATCGCGAAAATGCCTGTTCCCGCCGAGCTTTCTGCGAATGTCGCTGAGGACGTTACAGAACCTAGTACGCAAAATCCCCAGCAATTATCACAAATGAGCGCCCCGGCTCCCGCGCCTGAAATGCCGCCTCCGGGGATGGAGGACCCAGCGAATGGTTTTCCTCCAATGATGCAGGAATAATTGACAGGAAGCATCGGGTGTGGTATACTCGGTGCTAGTTTTCATTCGCGCCCCAGCGCCCGCTGGGGAGTACCGCGCCAAGGGCACACTGGAGTAACAATCGCTATGAGCGCCGAAGACAACCAAGTAGTAGATAACGGACCGACCATCTTCACTGTTGAAGGTCAGGAAGGCCATGTTTCGACCGCCCCTGTGGTGGAAGAAGTTAAAGTAGTAACGGAGCCGGTAACCGACAAGACCGAGGTAGTAGAAGTAAAGAAGGACACGACTGCTGGCTCGGAAGAGCAAGTGGAACAGGATAATCGGGACGAGAAGGGCCGGTTCAAGCCGACCGCCAAAGAACGTATCGATGAATTGACTCGCGCCCGCCGTGATGCGGAACGTGATGCCGAGTACTGGAAAAGTGTTGCAGAAGGTAAGATCGTTCCCCCGGCCAAAGCCGCTGCAGTCGAAGTAAAACCGAACGAAGCCCCTACCCGCGACCAATTCGAAAGTGAAGAAGATTTTCTGGATGCTTTGACTGATCACAAGGTCGAAGTCAAGCTCGCCGAGCGCGAGCAGCAAGCTGAACAGAACAAGGCACAAACAACGAAAGTCGAAACATGGCAATCGAAGTTGGCCGCTGCTCGCGCCGACATTGCGGACTTTGACTCCGTGATGGACGCTGCCGAGTTGCCTGTCAAGCCGCATGTGGCGGAATTGGTCATGGAGCATGACCATGGTGCGAAAGTTATTCACCACCTCGCCATGAATCCAGAACAGCTGGAAAAGATCAACGCAATGACGCCCGCTAAAGCCGCGTTTGCTATCGCCGAGATCGCCACCCAGTTCAACACCGCCGAAGCTACTTCCCCTTCCAAGCCAGCCGTCGTGAAAAAAGTATCCGAAGCACCGCCGCCTGCCGCTCGCAATGTGGGATCTGGCCGTTCGACTACTGTCCCCTTGGGTGAACAATCCATGGAAGACTACATCGCAACGCGCAAGACTCAAGGCGCTCGCTGGGCACGGTAAACCAAAACTTACCTCTCAGGAACAAAAATGTCAAACGTCCTCGCTACCACCAGTGTTGTCGCCAAAGAAGCGCTGGCCATCTTGGAGAACATGTTGTCGTTCTCCGGTATGGTCAATCGCGACTGGGAAGACGAATTCACCGGTAACATGTCCCGTGGCTACGCCCCCGGCCAGACCATCAACATCAAGAAGCCGCCGCGTTACACCTACCGTGAAGGCCGCATCGCCGTACCGCAAGGCACCGTCGAGTCGACCATCCCACTGACCTTGTCGCAAGGCGGTTGCGATCTGCAATTCACCGGCGCTGAGCGTACGCTGTCGCTGTCCAAGCTGGAAGACAAAATCCAAGCTGCGATGGCAACCGTGGCCAACGAGATCGACCGCCGTGGTCTGGAAATGGCTCGCCTGACTTCGCCGAACGTCATCGGCACCCCGGGCACCGCGCCTAACTCCCAGCTGTTGGCCATGCAGGCAATCACCGGCCTGAATCAGCGTCTGGATGAAATGGGTGCGCCGCGTGACAAGCGTCGTGGTCTGGTCATGAACCCGGCACTGAATGGTGCGATGGTCGTCGGTATGTCCGGCATGTTCAACTCGTCCGACATCATCAGCCGCCAGATGAAACAGGGCATGATGGTTGATTCGCTGGGCATTGCCTATGCGATGGACCAGAACGTCCAATCCCACCTGAACGGCGCACAGCCTGTTGCCTCGGCAACCGTCAACGGCGCTGGCCAAGCTGGTCCGGCTATCACGGTCAACGGTGGTACCGTCACCGGCATTATCACCAAGGGTTCGAAGATCACCTTCGCCAACGTGTTTGCGGTCAACCCGCAATCCCGTCAGTCGACCGGCGTACTGGCCCAATTTACGGTGACCGCCGATGTCCCAGCTGCTTCGGTGTCGATCCCGATTTCGCCAGCGATGGTCATCAATGGTGCGTTCCAGAACGTTACCAATGCCCCGGCCAACGCTGCTGTCATCACGATCTTCGGCACCGCGTCCGCAGGCTACTCGTTCAACCCGGCTTTCCACAAAGATGCGTTCACGCTGGCCATGGTCCCGATGTGGGCACCAGCCGGTGGTAAAGGCGTGGTCGATGTGACCCAAGCCGAGTACAAGGGCTTCCGCATCAAAGTCACGGAATTCTACGATGGTATGGGCGACGTTTCCATCATGCGTCTGGACGTTCTGTACGGCTGGGCTGCGCCTTATCCGGAACTCTCGGTCGGCTACGCGCTGTAAAATTTGCGGCCCCTTCGGGGGCTGCTTCTTCCCAAAACTTCAAGGAACTATCATGAAAAAATCGCTCTTCTCCCGTGCCGTGGCCTTTGCGGTCATGGCCATCACCGTAATCGGCACCGGTATCGCCAAGGCCTTCGAGCCGTACGGCCCCCTCGCTGTTCAGCCGAACGGCGTTCCTACCAGCGGCTTGCGCCTGCGCCAAGGTGGCTTCGTGCTGCTGGGCGGCGCTCGTGGTTACGCGGGTTATGCTGCGGGCACCATCGTTGAACTGCCTGCCAGTACCGAAGCCGCTCTGATCGCGTCCGGTCAAGCGACCTTGTCTGCTGGTCCCCCGACTGCTGGTCCTGTGTCGACCACCGCTAACTCCGGTTGCGTGACTGTTGCGGCTGCGGCTGCTTCGATTGTGGTGACCCATCCGGGTGTGACCGTACAATCCCAGATCGCCGCTACCGTGGCCCAAGCCGCCGCCGATGGTACGTTCCTGCGTGTTGAGCGTATCGTGCCCGCCAATGGTTCGTTCACCATTTACGGCACCGCAGCCGCAACTGCTGCCACGCTGGTGAAATGGGCGATCATCAATCCGAACGGCTCGTTCACCGCGCCGATCTAAACCAAGGGGGCTTCGGCCCCTGAACTCAGGAGAACGTAATGGAATATCCGAAAATGCTCTACTTCAAGGGCGATGTCAATAACCAGAAGACGGTTAACAACGAGGCCGAAGAAGATGCCTTGGGTGAAGACTGGATCGATGCCCCCGTCGACCCGCTCGCCGCTCCCGCCCCGGCCCGCATCGATACGACGCTGACCAAAAAGAAGTAGTCGCCCCGCCGCTCGGGCCGGTCCTCACGGGCTGATATAGCCGGGACCGGCCCGAGCGCCTCCCAGAACCCTCAAGAGGGATACCATGTCGCAAACAATCGCCGCAATTGATTTGATCCGTCGCTCGATGCTGCTGATCAATGCTGTCGCTGCCGGTGAAATGCCTGCTGACGGTGACCTGAATGATGCGTTGATCACGCTGAATGAATTGCTGGACAGCTGGAATCTCCAGACCTTGGCTGTGTACAATACGCCGGTCGAGAATTTGGTACTGACCCCCGGACAAGCGACCTATAATTGGGGCCCAACCGCAGGCCCAACCGGTTTTACGTCCCCCCGTCCGATTTTCATCCATAACGCGACCTGTGTGCGTGCTGGGATTACAACGCCGGTCGAGGTTATCACTCAGGATCAGTACGATGCTATTACTCTCAAGTCGACTTCGCAGTCCTTGGTCGAGAAGGTGTTGTACATCAACGATTTCCCGCTCGGCAAGCTGACCTGCTATCCAGTCCCGTCCGAGGCGGTTACCCTCAGTTTGAATACGAGCACCCAGATTGTCGGTCCGGTGACGCTCCAAAGCGTGATCGCACTGCCGCCCGGCTATTTGCGGGCTATCCGGTACTGCTTGGCTGTGGAATTATGGCCAGAGTACTCAAATTCGACCACCGACATCAACACTGTCAAGCTTATCGCTGCTGCTGCATTCGGCAAGGTAAAAGTGGCAAATAGCGACATCACCCCCTCGACCTTCGAAAGTATCCCTAATGTGGATTGCGGTCGGGACTGGGATTGGCGGAGTAATTAATATGAAAAACTTCCAAAAAATCGGCGTCGGAATTGATACCGTCCCTCTTTTGTTGGCGATCAAGCGTCGCCCGGACCTCTGGAAAGAGGACACGTACCTGCGTGACTATCCGCAAGGTCCTTTCAAGCAGATCGAATCGATCATGTTGCGCTTTCCTGAGAAGAGCGTCCACGAAACGGAAGCCGAACTCGAAAAGCACGTGGTCACTTATGACCAGCACGAAAATATCGATTACCCAGCGTACAAGCTCTTGCCGGAAGCCCGCCCACTGATCATGAATCTGATGGGTTACGTGGCCGGGGAGCGCTTGGGTCGGGTGATGATCAACAAGATCGCCCCGGGCGGAGTTATCTTCCCCCATATCGACACCAAGTCGCACACCGATTACTACAGCCGGTTCCACATTGTCCTTCAAAGTCAGCCGGGGGTCCAGTTCCGGGCCGGGGACGAGTCGATTTATATGGAAACCGGGGAAGCTTGGTGGTTCGATAACTCCCAAGAACACGAAGTCATCAATAACAGCGCCGACGACCGCATCCACATGATCGTCGACATCCGGACCTCGAAATGATTACCTGTCACATCGAATCCTTTGAAGAGCGGCTGGAGGAACTTAAAGTCCTGCTGCCGCTCCACTATGAAGAGTTGGCCCTCAATAAGGACCATGTCCCTCTGTCACCACAATACTCGATCTATATCGAGCGTGAGCGTAATGGCGGGCTGCTCTTCGTCACGCTGCGGGATGCCGGTGAACTGGTCGGATATTTTATCGGCTTCATTGCCCCCGGCCTGCACTACAGCACGTGTTTGACCTGTACCATGGATATCTTCTATGTTCGTGCTGATAAGCGGGTCGGTAGCGCTGGGGTTCGGATGTTTCGGTACGTTGAAGCAGAGTTAAAGCGCCGTGGGGTCCAGCGTTGGTTCATGGGATCCAAGATTCACGCCGACGCCAGCGCTTTGTTTAAGCGCATCGGGGCCGCGCCCGTCGAAACGTACTACAGCAAATGGCTGGGAGACTGATATGAAATTGCGACATGAACGGAAAGTCGATGCATTGTTGGATGGCGAACATCGTTATTGCGGTGTAGCCGCTGCCATCGTGGGCGGAGCTATTATCGGTGGTGTCGCCTCGAACAGCGCCTCGAACAAGCAAGCGAAAGCAGCCGGTCAAGCCGGTGAACTTTCGGATCGTCAGTATCAGCAAACTCGGACCGACCAGCTTGCACAATTGGCGACTCAGCGCGCAGACGGCGCCCCTTACCGTCAAGCCGGGTACGACACTCTGGCGCAACTGACTAAAGGTCTGGTGGCTGGCGGCGAATTCAATCGTAACTATACCATGGATGACTTTGTCAAGGACCCGGGATACGGGTTCCGTATCGAACAGGGCGAACAGGGCATCAACCGTGCTGCGACCGCCAGCGGTAGCCGTTATTCGGGAGCGACTCTCAAGGAACTGGCTCGGTTCAATAGCGGCCTCGCTTCCCAAGAATTCGGCAATGCGTATAGCCGCTACAAAAGCGACTTGGGCGACCGGTTCAACCGTTTGTCGGGCGTCGCGGGCACTGGTCAGACGGCGGTCACGCAGGCCGGTCAAGCTGGGCAAAATGCGTACGGCAACATCATGAACGCGGGCAGCCAGAACTCGACCAACCAAGCAAATGCGGTGCAGAACGCCGCCGCCGCCCGCGCTTCGGGGTATGTGGGTGTGGCCAACGCGGTCGGCAACGGTATGAGCCAGTACGCTAACAACCAGCAGCAGCAAATGTACCTGAACCAAATGAATTCATCGCCGCCACCGAATGTCGGCGAATATGAAGGTTACGGCGGCGCTGGTCCACTTTA